AGGAGCGGGCGCCCGTTCCCTAAAAAACCATTTTTTAGAGCGGCGTTTTTGCAGTATACGGCAATTAGGTCTGCCATGTTGGCAGCGCAGAAGGAGCTAAGCGGAGGGATATTAGAAAATTGAGAAAACTAATCTACGATATTTTTGCCGATTTTGAAATGCCAGTTTGGCATTTACACTATGACGGGTCTGCCGAAACATATGTGACATTTCAGCAGGTTTTTTGTGACGAAGGGTTAAGCGCCGACAATGAGTTAGTGGCATTCGGAGAATATTACGATTTTGATATTTTTTCTAAAGACGAGAAAACTTTTTTCGAAACTATAGACGAAGTAAAAAAGAGGCTTAAAAACAACGGGTTCAGATTGACGCTTACTAATTCTAGCGGCGAAATGTATGAGCCTGATACAAAATTTTTTCACAAAACTTTGTGTTTTTGCAAATTAAGGTCTTAACAACAAAAAAATAAGATAGGATGATAAAAATGCCTTTTGTACAATTAGAAGATTTTAAATGCGCGCCAATTACAGCGGAAAATGGCGACTTAATTACTTACGGTGAGATTTTCAAACCATCCGAGATAGCTGAAACCGATATAGATTACGACACTAGAGAACCAGCTGAGTTTTACGCCGACAACAGAGTAATTGAGACAATTTTGCCGAGCGCGCTTACTGGAACATTAACCGTAAACCTTGGCCGTTACAATTCAAAATTGATAGCAAAAATGCTTGGCACCCAAGTAGAAGAAAATGGCGATATTGTTGCATCTGGTCAGGCCAATGCCCCAGCATTTGGCGCTGGCGTAATCCCAAGCGGGCCAACAAATGGAAAAATGATATATTACCCACGTTTTTTCCCAAAAGTCACTTTTTCTCTGCCAAACGAAAGTTTCGCCACTATGGCTGAAAATGTAGATTTTAAAACAACAACAGTGGTTGGCAAATTTGTAACTACATCAGGGCCAAAAGCTGTGCTATACATTAGCAAAGAGTTTCCCGCCGAAGACAAAACTGAAGCCGCTGCAAAGAGAGCACTAGTTCAAGCACAAAACTGGTTAAATGGCAAACTCGGGCAAAATATTCAGGTGCAGTTCAACCTTAATGGGGCGAATGCGGACGACGTTGAGGGCGGCCAACCTCAAGATCAAAATCTTGCTGCGGGTCGAGATGTTCCAGTAGCTGAATTGCCTCAGCTTCAACGCGAAGGCTACCGGTTTTTGGGTTGGTGCCTTACGCAGGCGGGCGCTGCTCTTGTTGAAAGATTTGTGCCGGGCATAGGTGTATTAGGTGATTTAGTAGATGGCGCGCAGACTTTGTACGCTTTGTGGCAGCAAAATGGCTAAACATGGTAAAAGAGCAGAAGCCAAAATCAGAGCAGTGATTTTGGCTTCTGACATATGACAAGTTGCGGGGTGCTTTTTCGTGGTAAACGACATTTTTTCTAATGTGCACAGCAAAATCGAAACTGCTGCCGGGAAAATATACAAGTTGTATTTTAACTTGAACGTTATGCAACGTTTGCAGTTAGAATTTGGTTCGCTTACTAATTGTTTTAACAATTTGCTAGCTCCCCCACACAACCTGTTTGCAGTGCTGCGCCACATGTTAAACGAAGGGGCAAAGGTTTCAAAAGCAGAAATATTGAAAATAGTTAGCGCTGGCGTTGACGAAATTTTGGGGGCAATATCAGAAATTGCAACATTTAGCATAGCTGGCTCGCAAAACAGAGTAAAAAAAGATGGGGCAAACGAGACTAAATTTCTTCTACCAGGTTTTTCAGCAAAACAATCTGATACAGAAAAGTGGGATTTCGTATGGATATACTACATTGCGGTTGCGAAGCTAAAGTTGCCAGTTTTTCGTGTTGGCAAATTGACTTATTTTGAATTTGCAAAACTTTACGAGCATTACAAAAACGATTTTGACATGGAGCTAATGTTAAAAGTTACAAACACAACATACAGCAAGCTTGTTAAAAAAGAAGTGGCAAATAACAATAGTTGGTTTTTAAAACAACCAGGGGGTGTGTACGAAAAGTGAGTTTCGGCGGAGCAATTAAATTAACAGGCGAAGAAGAATATAGAAAAGCGCTGCAACGTATTAACCTCGCTTTAAAGGATGCTGGGGCAGCGCAGAAATTAGCTGCTGCCGAATTTGAAAACAGCAGTAAAAATTTTGGCGCAACTTGTGTGTATTTGGAAAAGGCTAACGGCGCTCTTGTAGCAACACTTAGTTCGCAAAGAGAAAAATTAGAGGTTTTAAAGAAACAATATGCAGATTTTTCTGCACAACACAAACAAAGTTCAGAAAGCCATCAGCAGCTTTTAAAAAAATTTGAAGCTGAGCAAGAAAAACTAAAAAAGATTAAACAAACTGTTGGCGAGGCTTCTGCGGAATACAAAAACCAAGAAAAAGTTGTAGATGGCTTAAGAGCGGCAGTTAAAAAAAGCGCAGACGCAAACGAACGGAATGAGCGCGCTACATTAAAAGCGGCTACAGCAATTAAAAAAGCAGAAACGGAAGTTGTTAAAACCGAAACTGCCATTTCTAAACTAAACGTTGAAATGGAAAAAAACAAAGAAACAGCAAAAAAAGCAGGCACAGAATACGGCAAACTAACAGCAACAATAGGTTCTCAAGAAAAAGAACTTGAAAAACTTAAAGAAAGATATAGGGAAGTTGTATTTAGCGAAGGGCAGAATTCGGAGTCTGCCCAAAAATTAGCAGACAAGATGCGTAATCTTTCTGCAGAAATTCAGCAGGGCAAAGACAAGCTCAGTTCTGTTAAGAAACCTGTTGAGGAGTTAGAACAGTCTTTAGCATCAGCTGGGACATCAGCTGAAAAAGCAGGCGGCGGCTTTACTGTTTTTAAAGGCGCGCTGGCAGATTTTGTAGCTCATGCTGCTATGGGCGCTATGCGAACTGTGGCAGACCTTGGCAAAAACACTTTAACAGCAGGCATGGATTTTGAAGCTGGAATGTCTAAGGTGCAAGCTCTAAGCCAAGCCTCAGGTGAAGATTTAGAAAAATTAACAGTTAAAGCGCAAGAAATGGGCGCAACAACTAAATATACTGCAACAGAAAGCGCTGACGCTTTTTCCTATATGGCGTTAGCTGGTTGGAAAACAAATGCTATGCTAGATGCTATAGGCCCTGTCCTTAACCTAGCTGCTGCTGGCGGAGAAAATTTAGGCAGAACTTCTGATATTGTTACAGATAGTATGACAGCTTTTGGGCTCTCCTCTAAAGAGGCTGCTCATTTCGCGGATGTGTTGGCGGCCGCTACAACAAATAGTAATACTACTATTGGGCTCATGGGCGAAACTTCAAAATATGCAGCGCCGCTATTTGGAACAGCAGGCCAAAAAGTGGAAGATTTTGCTGTTGCTACTGGGCTTATGGCGAACGCCGGAATTAAAGGTTCAGAGTCTGGAACAGCGCTAAGAAAGCTATTTACTAGGCTCGTCGCGCCTGTAGACAACAGCGCAGCTGCGATGAAAGAACTAGGCATATCTGTTGCAAACGCTGACGGCACAATAAAACCATTTAGTGAAGTAATGGACGATTTGCGAGCTGTGTTTGGCAGATTAACCGATGCGGAGAAAGAGCAATATGCTAAAATGCTCGCTGGTCAAGAAGCAATGGGCGGGCTACTTGCTATAGTTAAAGCTTCCCCAACAGACTACGACAAATTAGTTTTAGCAGTTAACAATTGCGATGGCGCTGCTGAAAAAATGGCTAAAACAATGGAAAACAACGCTAAAGGTGGCGTTACTAAACTCAAAAGCAATATAGAAAGTTTGCAAATTGAACTATACAAACAGCTAGCCCCAGCAATTAAAGGGGTAATTGAATTTTTAAACAAGTTAGTTGACGTGTTCAAAGTTGTTGCATCGCATAGCAAAGAAATAGGCGCCGCTTTAAAAATTGCTGCTGCTGGAGTTGCTGGCTATTTTGCCGCGCAAAAAGCTATACAACTTGTAACAGCTGCTTGGCACGCCCTCCATAATGTGCAGCTATTAGTAACCGTTGCGCAAAAAGCATTGAATTTTGTAATGTCGGCAAATCCGATAGGGTTAGTGGCTGGCGCTCTAGCAGCTGGTGTGGCAGCATACACAACCTTTGCAAAAAAAACAGACGAAGCGAAAGAAGCGCAGAAAAAGTTAAACGAAGAGCTAGAAAAAG